CACAAATCTTCTTAAGATAAGAAGGAAATTTTTCCGGATTCGCATTAAAAAACAAATTCCATTTTTCGTTTTGCATAGCTAATATATTATCAGATTTATTCGTGAATTTCAATATATTATTTACAAGCGAATTGGGTCAATAACATCCGATTCGTTTTCTGGATATATCAACCATCCTACGCATTCCTGCCAAAGCACTTTATAAGCCGTGTAATAGCCGGGAACCGATTGCTTAGACCCAATGCCACCTAAGAAAATAAAAACGTCGTGGTAAGCAATAAGACGGCGTTGCTCGTAAGAATGCCAGGCAATTGTCGTTGGACGTGACGGGTTAAATACAAATCCAGTAAGACTACATCAAATGTCTGTAGCATCACTAGCTTTTGATCAGTCTACTCTTTACCCGATAAAAACAACAACGGGAAACAATGTTTACCCATTTGTAAAAAATGGATCTGCATACTCAACCAAGACAAAGAATCCATTTTTGATTTACAAAGATTCTATGCCATATTTATATCTTACTTCAGATTCTGGAATTTCTACAATTGCTTATGATGAGCTGGATAGCAATTCTATTACTCGTGGTATTTCTTTACCAGTCAATGCAAATAAAAGTTCATCATATGATTTATATGGATTCCACATTTGGCTTTGCTATAACCAATCAAGTTTGATTAATCAAAGGCAAAAAATAATGAGCGTTATAACATCTGATAATAAATATAATTTTTATGTAGAGCCAGAACATGGAAACAAGCGTGGATATCTTGCTGCATACTCTGCAATGCAATCTAGAGAAACAGCATATCCAAATGCCCTTCTCTATCAAAACGGTATACTAATGTCTAAGCCTTGTATACGACCATCAATTTGGTCACTTATTACAGTTGCATTTAATGAACCACTTTCATTTGATAACTTTATTGGTCAGCTAGAAGTTAATCAAGGCGTAGTATTTAATAACGTAGCATTCTTTAATCAAAATATTCAAAATTCAGTGGATGATATCTTTGAGTCCCATTTTGGTCTTTCACATATTGTTGCATCAGATGCTACAACACTTTCGTTAGAAAATAAAAACTTAATAGTCTACAATGACATTACCTTTACCACTTTTTCAGGAAAAATGGTTTAATGTGGTACAATTGAGTACATGGGCGACTCCCAACCTAAGCTAACTGTCATAGAAAAGAACAGAAATGATGGTTTATATGTGTGGAGACTACCAGATGGCGAACTTGTAAAAGATAGCATGGGAAATATTATGAATATCCCTGCAAAGAAATATGATCTGCACGCTATTAATGAAATTACAAAAGCAGCAAACTACTTTGGTTTTCCAGAAGGAAAAGCTGAATTCATGCCAGGTGTACGGAGAATATCAGATGAAGAATACTCTGAGCAAATAGACAGAATGAAACAAGGATATATTCCAAGCGATACTGATCTAGGTGCATGGATGGATGCTGCTAAAGGAATCGCACGCTATGGAAATTGAAGAATATCGGGCAAAATTAGATAACCCAGTTGTTAGGGAATCTATTCTAACTGACCCATTTGCTATATCATCTGATATTGCCAAAGGTTATGATAATCTTAGCCAATCATTTAAGCGTCGTGCATCTAGAAAAATATCAAAGGCATGGAATGGTATAGATGGTGCTGAATCAAAACAACTTATTCCACTTCAAGATATTACAACAGCCTATGGTCTTTTTGACGTAATTATTCCTCCATATAATTTAGATGAGCTTGCATCATTTTATGAAACTTCATTTGCCAACCATGCGGCCATTGGAGCAAAGGTAGCAAACATTGTTGGTCTTGGATATCATTTTGATATTTCTGGTGCCACAAAAGAAAAGTTAGAGCTTGCTGAATCTGATGATCAACTTTTAAGAGCGTATGCAAAAATTGAACGCAATAAATCAGATCTACAAGAATGGCTAGAGTCTTTAAATGATGAAGATACTTTTAGCCATATTCTTGAAAAGATGATGATAGATGCTGAATCAACTGGTAATGGATATCTTGAAATAGGTAGGACAGTTACTGGAGAAATTGGCTACGTTGGCCATATTCCAGCAACAACTATTCGTGTTCGCAGACTTCGTGATGGTTATGTACAAATTGTTAACCAACAAACAGTATTCTTTAAAAACTATGGTGATACTAAATCATCAAATCCAGTAACAAATGATCCAAGACCCAACGAGCTTATTCATTATAAAAAGTACACTCCCAAAAATAGCTACTATGGAATTCCAGATTCACTATCTTCTGCTACAGCAATTGTTGGAGATCAGCTAGCAGCAAGATATAACGTAGACTACTTTGAGCACAAAGCAGTACCAAGATATCTTGTTACTCTTAAAGGCGCTAAACTATCAAATTCTTCAGAAGATAAACTATTTAGATTTTTACAAGCTGGACTTCGTGGACAAAATCATAGAACTCTTTTCCTTCCACTACCTGCTGATGGTCCAGACAATAAAGTAGAATTTAAAATGGAGCCAATTGAAAATGATATTCAAGATGGATCATTTGACAAATATCGTAAAGCAAATCGTGAAGATATCTTAATGTCACATCAGGTTCCAATGAGTAAAGTTGGTTCCGCTGCTGGCGTATCAATTGCTGCTGCACTTGCTTCAGATAGAACGTTTAAGGAGCAAGTTGCAAGACCAGCACAGCGCACACTTGAAAAGGTAATTAATAAAATTGTTAAAGAGAAAACAGATATGTTTCTTTTCAAACTTAATGAACTTACATTAACTGATGAAAATACACAAAGTCAGATTGATGAAAGATATCTAAAAATGCAAGTTATTGTTCCAAATGAAGTAAGACAAAGACTTGGCCTAACAATGAGAGCAGAAGGACAAAATCCTGTTGTTATTAATCCACAACAACGTGCAGAAATGCTTGCTCAAACAAGGGGTACAAGACAAAGAGATGTAGAAAGACAAAACAATGCTTCTGATTCACCAGCTACCGCAACAGGTAGAAATCCTGGTGGAGAAGGAAGAGCCGCACCATAACATTTTAATAAAAAATACATATATAATGGGTATGATATGACTAATTTATCAAAAGCTTTTTGGGCTACAGAAGGCGACAATATTCGTTTTTCAATGCCAATTCAGAAAATAGATCAAGAAAAAAGAATTGTTTCTGGCTGGGCCACCCTTGATATGCTTGATAAGCAAGGAGATATTGTCAGCGTAGATGCTTCTGCAAAAGCATTTGAGAGATTCCGTGGCAATATCCGTGAGCAACATACTCCACTTGCTGTAGGAAAGATGGTATCTTTCAAGCAAGACAAATACTTTGATAAGGAATCTGGAGAGCTATATAACGGCATTTATGTTGATGTATACGTTTCAAAAGGTGCTCCAGATACCTGGCATAAAATTAATGAAAAGATTTTAACTGGATTTTCAATTGGTGGAAGAATCAAGGATTCTGAAGATGTATATAGCAAATCAGTTGATGGTCCAGTACGCATGATTAAAGACTACGAACTTGATGAACTTTCTCTTGTAGATAATCCAGCTAATCCCGCTGCTAATATTGTTTCTATTCAAAAGTTTGCTGACGGGGAAGTCGAACAAATGGAGAAAAACTATCTTACAAGTGTATACTGGTGTGCAAATAATGATGTTGTTATTCTAAGTGAAAAGAATCAGCATCCATGCCCACAATGCAACAAAACAATGGTAAACATTGGATTTGTTGAAAGTACAGATGTAAATAAGTCAGAAACAATTAAAAGTTTGCTTGAATCATTTACAAAAGCAAATGCACAGGGTTCAGATGAAGAATCTGATAATAGAGAGGCGATTGACGATATAGCCAAGTCAATTGCTGAAAATAACGAAAAGGAGGGGATTAACATGGCAAGAACACCCAAGGTTTCTGGTGTAGTTGAAGATACTATTGTAAAGTCTGACACTGAACCAGAGGCAGTTGAAGATGTTGTTGAAACCCCTGCTGAAGAGTCAGCAGAAGAGTCAGCAGAAGAAGTGGTTGAAAAGTCAGAAGAATCTGCTGAAGATGTTGTAGAAGAGGCTATTGAAAAATCCGAAACTCCTACAGATGAAAGCAATGCAGACTTGGTGAAATCAGTTGATGAAGTCAAGGCATCTCTAGTAGAGGTATTTAATGATTTTTCTACAACCATTAAGTCCCTTAGTGATCAAATTGCAGACCTGAAGAAATCAGTAGATGCAGTAAACAAGGAAGTTGATGTTGTCAAGGGCAACGTTAACGACGTTAAGGGCAATATTAGTGAGTTTGGACAGCGCATGGATCAGGTAGAAGCTGATACTGCTGTTCGCAAGTCTGGCGATCTTGGCGGGATCGTTCAGGAAATACAAATGAATAAATCTATGTGGGGCGGTCGTTTCCTCAGTTCCGCTGACCTATATAGGTAATTAATCAGGAGGTGAAAAAAAATGTCAGATGAAATCCTAGAAAAAGCAGCCGCAACAGGTGCAGTAGTGTCAGGTGGTATTGGTGGAGTCACCAATCCAGCTCTCTACGACCTTGGTGTAGTTGGCAGCACAACTGATGACGGCGGTATTCTCAATCCTGAGCAGTCTCGCCAGTTCATCGAATACATTTGGGAACAGCAAGTTCTCGCACAGGATGGTCGTCGCGTTACAATGCGATCCAATACTGCAGAACTCGAAAAGCTAAATGTTGGTGAGCGTGTCATTCGTGCAGCAGCCCAGGCTGATGCAACATACACCAATGCAGGAGTTGCCTTCACAAAGGTCGAAATCACAACCAAGAAGATTAGACTAGACTGGGAAGTATCAACTGAAGCCCTAGAGGACAACCTAGAGGGTTCAGGGCTAGAAGATCATCTTGTTCGTACAATGACTCGTGCATTCGCTAACGACCTAGAGGATCTTGCTATCAATGGAACAGGTTCTGGTACAAATGCATTCCTTAACATTATGGAGGGATTCTACGCAAAGGAACTCACAGGCAATCAAGCCACAGCAGTTTCTTCAAGTGGATCAGCATGGACCGTTCAGGATCTACAGAACATCGTTCTAGCAATGCCACGCAAGTTCCGTGGTTCACGCTCAGCAATGAAGTTCTATGCAGGTAGCCCAACACTATCAAGTCTACTCAATCAGCTTGCTCAGACAGGTAATCTTGGATCTGAAAGAATTGTTGAGAGAATTGTCGATGGTACAGTTCCACAAATCGTTGGTGCCCCAGTACAGTACCGTGTACTTGGCCTACCAATTGTTGAGGTTCCTTACTTCCCCGACAAGTATGTCTCTCTCACATTCCCCGAAAACCGTATTTGGGGCTTCCAGAGAGATGTTACAGTACATCGTGAGTTCAAGCCAAAGAAGGACACAATTGAGTACACTGTATTTGTTCGTTTCGGCGTTCAAGTTGAAGAAACAGATGCAATTGCTTATGGCTCAAAGCCATAATAATAACTAAATAATGATGAGGAGAGGGGCTATATGCCCCTCTCTTTCATTTCTAATGATATAATGAAACAGGAGAATATTGTGTCTGATAAAGTAGCAGTATATGCAGATAATGGATTATTTTTAGATTCCCTGGGAAGATTAGATAGAGGATACAATATTATAAATTTAGAATTAGCAGAGGCTTGGATGAAAAATACAAACAAGGTACGTCTTGCAACAGCACAAGAAGTTGCTGACGCCTATGGAGTCTAAATGGAAATTTTACGATTACCAGAAAGCACAAGTATCCAAGCTAAATTTTCTGTACCAACAGCAAATGCCATTTATACTGCACAATATAATGATTTAATTACTGGCGCAAACTATTCAGCATCTGCAGTATCTAATGTTAATAAATTTGTTACATTCACTTTAAACAATTATTACCTAACATATTGTGGTAATTTAGAGTTTGACATTTATCAAAATAATGGATTAGTTTATTCAACTGGTTTAGATATTATTAGACCATATTGTGATATTACATCAGTAAAAAATAAACTTGCAATTACCACAGACCAGGCAATTCAATATGAATCAGTAGCGAGAGCAATTATAGAATCTCAAACTGGCACCTTCCATTTTATTCGCAAGAATAAAGAAATCATTGGTATGGGTATGGATTACCTACCCATTAACGAAAACATTGAAAAACTTTATACAATGTATGAAAATGGAGAACTTATTCATGACTACTCTAATACAGATTTAAATCTATATAAGATTAGTGTTGATAAAACATCTATCGTGCTTGCACAAACTATTGACAACAAACTAGAGTATCAAAAGGTATGGAGAGATAGGTATTATGACTTATCTTTTGCCAGCGGGTATGATTACCTTGTTGATGGAGATTTTGGATACAAAGTAATTCCTGGAGATATACAAAAAGCATGTGAGCTTTTGGTACAAGATATTGCTGGTGGAAATATGCAATACATTAATAGATATGTTGAATCATTTGACAATATGGAATTCAAGATTCAATTTTCAAAGACTTTTATTAACGGTACAGGTAATTTCACAGTTGACAATATTTTAGCAAAGTATAAGAATAAGATTATTCCTGGAGTGATCTAATGTTTCCCAAGGCTGGGTTAAATAATTTATATTATCCAATGACTGCTGACATTTATTACGCTACAGAATCACAAAATGATTTTGGAGAAATAATTAAAGAGTGGGACAAAGATAGGTCTATATCATGTTCTGCAATTAAAAGAAGTCCAGATACAAGAGTGCCAAGCTTTATTGAACCTGGAAAGTTTTTAGAATATGATATTGAAGTTTCAATGAGAACACCAGAAGATATTCTTCGATCAACTAGTGATGTTGGTTATACAGTTACAGATATTTTAGTTAAGGATATTAAAGATGCTGGTGGTAATTTAGTATGGAAAGAATCATCTGATGAAAGCACAGTATTTGAAATTCGTGCAATAGAGCCACTTCTTGATATGTTTAACATAGTGTCTGGGTATAGAATTCACTTAGTAAGAGCAGATAAGCAGGATATGTGATGTATTCAGTCAAGGTAGATGGCAAGGAAGCAAGAAAAGTTTTAAATAACCTTGTTGAATATAGTGATGGTTTTATTACTGAAACAAAAGCAAAGGAAAGTACAATAACGCAAAGACTTACTGATATGAGCGTTGATCAATTTTATACATATCTAGATCAGCTTGCTAGGGTAAATCCAGGAATGTTACACCATGTATATGAATGGGGTATGGTAGGAGATCCCAGTGGAAGATTGTATGAGCTTAAAAGAAAGTTGTCAAAAAGTACAGGTATTGTTACCGCTGATTTTATAGAATCTCAGGTACCTACACAAAATTCAGATCAGGTATTTTATGATAAAGCAACAATAATGGAAGAAGGAATAACTGTTATTGTTAATGAAGTTCAAGCAGAAGCACTATTCTTTGAAGTAGATGGGGTAGAGTATTTTAGAACTGGGCCAATAGTTATAGAAAATCCAGGTGGTCCAGATGTTCGTGGATCATTTGTTGAACAATTTGAACAGTTTTACAATGTATATTTTGATGAGGTATACTTAAGAGCAATAAGGTTTTATCAGTATTTTATGGATGCAAAACCATATGAACAAAACTTTAAAGCAGCTATGAAGTCTGGTAATGCTAGAGGAATTGGTAAAAAGACAGCCCTTTCTTGGGTGATGAATATGCCAGTAGGAGACTTTAATGAGTGATTATCCAGAAATTTTATTGAATAAATATGTTTGGCGTCAATTTCAATTGGCAAAGCCAGCAATATATTCTAAATATGGATCAGTCCTACCAATCTTTCCAGTTGCAGATACAAAAGCTGGTGATACAGCCTGGGGAAATAAACCATATATAGTTTATGATTCATTTGTTCGTCCAAGATCAATGAATAAATATTTTTACCCAGTTAAATGTGCTCAAATGATGTATTCAATTAAGGGTACAATTGCAGAAATTTATGAATGGCGTGATTTTATTATTAATGTCCTTGATAGAGAAGATGCAGCAGCAAATGATGTTAATCAGTATGCAGGAACAATAGGAAACGATGATCTTTACTTTCACTGCATTAATGCAATGCAGATTAAATATATTAACTCAACAAGTCAGCAAACGGGTACAAATAAGTTCTACTCAACAGAATTAATTATTCGTTATGACTATCATCTAACCAATATTTATAATAATGTTTAAATCTACATATATAATAAAACTGAGGAAACGCCCCACGCCAAAAAAAATAAATTATTAAGGGGTGAAAGATATGGCAGTTTTAGGTGATGCAAGAAATATTATCGTTGGTGCGGCTCAGGTTTTCGTAGCCAACGGTGGTCCACTAGAATACTACTCAGGTAACGGAGCAAATGCTGAATACCGTTTCGCTGGTGGTGTTGCAAGTGGAATTCCAGCATTTACAGCTAGCGCAAGATATGCAGATACACTCGCATCTGCTTCAGCTACATGGACAAATGTTGGCTACACCATGAACGGTCTAGAGGTACAGTTCCAGCCAGATTTTGGTGAGGTTCAGGTTGATCAGCTGCTTGACGTTGCTCGCATGTTCAAGCAGGGTATGCAAGTTAACCTAGTTACAGCTTTTGCTGAGGCTACACTTGACAACCTTCTCATTGCTACTGCTGGTGCTGCTGGTGACCTTGATGGTACAGGAACATCTTCTCGTCAGGCATTCAACATGCAGTCAGGCAATCTCGGTGAAGTTCCACTAGAGCGTGCTCTCATTGCTGTTGGTCCTGGATCTGGTGATCCTACAGCCACAGGAAATGCTGCTGTAGAGCGTGTTTACTGCGCTCTGCGTGTGCTCTCCATTGAAAGCGTTACAGTAAGTGCAAAGCGTGATGAAGCTTCAATGTTTGAAGTTACATTCCGTCTAATGCCAGCTTCCAATGGCTCATACGGCAAGATCGTAGACAGAGTTGTTTCATACTCTGGTGCAGTCTGATAGCTAACTAGCATATGGTTTGGCCCACCCAAAATCGGGTGGGCTGAATCATTTATATCCCCTATGTTATAATTTACTTATAGTTTAGGAGGATATACATGGCTACATCAGTCTACGATATTGTAGAGGTAGAGCTTATTGATGGAACAAAGATTTCAATGCGTCCATTAAAGATTTCTCTTTTAAGAGAATTTATGAAAGAGTTTCAAAAAATTGGTGATGAGAAGATAGCAGAAGATAACATCAAGTCAATGGATCTACTCCTTGATTGTGCTGTTATTGCAATGAAGCAGTATAACGAAGAATTAGCAACAAAAGAAAAGCTAGAAGATATTGTAGATTTGCCTACAGTTTACAAGATTATTGAAGTTGCTGCAGGGATTAAGCTGAACGACCCAAACGCACTAGCGGCGGCTCTAGTTGGAACGAACTAGATTTAGTCGCCATAGAATCAAAGGTATTTCTACTAGGACACTGGAAGAATTACCAAGAAATGGAGGAAAACCTGTCAATGCCAGAGTTGGTAGCAGTTCTTGAAGCACAACAAAAAGAGGACTATGAACACAAAAAGTTCTTAGCTGCTCTTAAAGGCATTGATCTTGATAAGCATCAAAATAAGGTTAATCCATGGGAAGCAATGAAAGCAAGAGTATTCAGTGGAGGAAAAACATCTGATCCAAACGATATCATGTCACTTCAGGGTTACAATGCTCAAAAGGCTGGGTTTGGTATTGGCATGGGTCTAGATTATGAGGTAATTGAATAATGGCCGTAGTAAAAACTGTTATTGATGTTTCGGTTAATACTGGTAACTCTGCAGCAAACCTTAGAAGTCTACAAGATCAGGTTAATTCATTTTTTGCCACCCTAAATAAGGGTAGTGTTGTTCAATCTCATTTTGCTCAAAGCACAACAAAAGATTTTATGGAGCTTGTTAACTCCACAAAAACTTTTACTGCTGAGCAGATGAGATTAACAACTGCTGCAAAAAGACTTGATGATACCTTATCAAAAGGTAGGGTAACACTAGGTCAATATTTTGCTGGATCATTTAGAAAAGATAGTGCTGAAGCAAATGCTGTTATGGCTCTCGCACGACAACGAGCACAGGCATTAGAAACACAGTTTATTCAAACATCTAGTGCTGTTAATGGTTTTAAAGATGTTATTGCTATACGTCCACTACAAGCATTTAATAGTCAGTTAGCAGTGAGTAATGAAGCCCTTACAATTAAACGACAAATGCTACGCCAAGCAACAACATCAATGATTAACTTTGGTAAGAATACCCAGTGGGCTGGTCGTCAGCTTATGGTTGGCTTTACTGTACCAATGACAATTTTTGGTACAACTGCTGGTAGAGTATTCAAAGAAATAGATCAGGCAGCAGTTCGTTTTAAGAAAGTATATGGTGATGCTTTTACTACACCAGAAGAATTAGAAAAAAATATTGAAGCTGTTAAAAATCTTTCAGCAGAATTTACTAAATATGGAATTGCTGTTAAAGATACTATTAGCTTAGCAGCAGAAGCAGCAGCAGCTGGTGCTAAGAATGAGCAGCTTATTTCTGCTACTACAGAAGCTACCAGACTAGCTACTCTTGGTCAATTAGAACAACAAGAAGCATTAACAGCAACTATTGCATTACAGAATGCATTTAAACTTTCAACAACAGATTTAACAAGAGAAGTTAACTTCCTTAATATGGTTGAAAACCAAACTGTTGTTACATTACAAGATCTTGCACAAGCTATTCCTATTGTTGCACCAGTAGTTGTTGGTCTTGGTGGTGACGTTCGTGATCTCGCTGCAATGATGGCCGCAATGCAAGAAGGTGGTGTTGGTGCTGCTCAGGCTGCAAATGCATTAAAGTCTGGTTTGGGATCATTAATTAATCCATCAAAACAAGCAAAAGAAAATTTGATGGAAATGGGAATAGCACTAGATGCTATTGTTGAGGCTAATCGTGGCGATCTTATGGGAACAGTCAAGGCGTTTGCTCAAGCACTAAGCACGCTTGATGAATTTAGTCGTCAGCAAGCACTAGAAGATGTTTTTGGAAAGTATCAATACGCAAGACTTGGTGCGCTATTTGATAATATTATTGGCAAGGGTACACAGGCATCTAGAGTTATGGAACTTGCTGGTATGTCTGCTCAACAAATGGGGCAGTCTGCTCAAAAAGAATTAGATGCTATTGCAGAAGCAACATCAACAAAATTTACAGCAGCAATTGAAAGATTTAAACTATCAATAGCACCAATTGGTGAAATGTTTATGAAACTAGCTACACCAATTGTTAATTTATTTGCAATGATTGCTGAAAAGTTTGCTGCTTTACCATCATTTATGAAAAATTTTGCTTTGATTGGTGCGGTAATTGTTGGCGTTGTTATTCCCGCTGGAACAATGTTTCTTGGTTTGCTTATGAACTTAATTGGCACATTAACAAAATTTACTCAATTAACTGGTATAGCTGCAAAAGGATTTAAACGTGGTGGTTTATTTGGTGCAGTTGATGATGTAACTCAAACTTTGAAATATTCATCACTTGCTGAAATAGATGCAGCTAATGCAGCAGCACAACTTGGTGATTCTTCACGGTATGCAAATGAAGCACTTGAGGATCATGTTAGTGTTTTAGGAGATACTACTGCTGCACTAGAAGATCTAGAATATGCATATAAAGCAGTAATTGAAAAACAAACTGAAATGGCTGCACTTATTCCTCAAACTTATGGTCCTGGCGCAGTTGCTGCTGGGTTAGCACAACAAGCTGGCCCAATACCACCAAGAGAACCTATTCCTCCACAAAATAGAAATGCTGGTGGAAGAATATTTGCTTTTTCTAGTGGTAACAGAGTTCCAGGACAAGGCAATACTGATACTGTTCCAGCAATGCTTACCCCTGGTGAATTTGTTGTTAATAAGCAAGCAACTCAAGCAAATCTTCCACTTCTTCATGCTATTAATGATGGTAAAACTGTAAAAATGAATACTGGTGGAAAGGTACCAGGAATTCAATATCTTATGGCTGGTAATGCTGTAGGTAGATTAACACCTCGTGAAATGCTTGAACAAGAAAGAAAAGCACTATTAATACAAAGAGAAATGTTCCCTGGAGGTGGATCTCAATCTTTAGCTAGAGCTTCAATAGCTGGAGTGCCATCAGGAACAAGAACTCTTGATCAATTAAGTGCAGCAGAACTACAAATGATCAATGACATGGCTAGGCCATTATTAGCAAGAAGGGGAATACAAGAAGAACTTGTTAAATTACTTGGTTCTGGTATTGTTCCTATTACAGATCAAATGAATCAAGGACTGCGACTTGGTAGAATTCATGGCGCTGAAGCTAATGCTGTATTTAGTAATCCTGCACTTTATTCTCAAATGCTATCTACCGCTGCTGCACAAACACAACTAGCAATGGCTGGAGTATCAAAAGCAGACATACAAGGATTTTTAGGAAGAAGTGTTGGAAAGTCTAGGTTATCAACAACAGAAACTGCCTCTGATGCAGTAATTTATAAAATCATTGAAGAAATTCTTGGTGGAGAGTATCCAGAACTTTATCAAGCAATTCAACAAGATGTTGGTGCTGGTAGATTTGGATTATCTCAAGAATCTTCAAAATTATTAAGAGTTGGAAATATTGATCCATCAAGTACCTATGGCGAAATTCTTGCAGAAATGGTTGGGGCAGGAAATGTAACCCGACAAATGGTTGGAGATAATTCTGGATTTATTGTTAATATCCCTGGTTTAGGAAGTATTGCAATTACTCCAGGTAAAACATTTAAAGCTGAACACATTAAGGGTGTTCAGTCTTATGAAAGAATGACTATGCCACCAGGAACAGTTAGAGGACATGTTATGCCTGGTGTTAGCCCAACAACATTTGCCAATAAAGGTGGAATGATTCCAGGCATTCAATATTTTGCAGAACAAAATAAACAAAGACAGGTTCAAGTACCAACTTCTTATAATGTGGTTACACAAACTCAGGGAACAAAACCAGAAGATCTTTTAATGGCAGCATTAGAAAGTGATCCACAAAATGAACAATTACAATCAATGCTTAATAATTTTAAAAGTGGTACATATGGTCAACCAGAACTAGACTTACTAGATGATATGATTGCCGCAACAAATATTGATAGTGCTGGACAATTATATCAAGATAGTAATAAAGAAGAAGGAATACAGCTTCTTTTATCATCATTAAAGGGTGATCAAGCAGCACGATCACAAATTCAACAAAGAAGAACTGCACTAGCTAAATATATACAAATAGAACAAGAAAAACGTAAACAAGAAGCGCTTACATCACCTGGCACAACTCCACCATCGTTATCAAATTTAGTTGCTGTTCATTCAACAAAGTATGGTGTTGAAAGAGATAGTGAAGGAAATGTTTTACTTAATCCATCAGGAAATTATGCTGAACATGCCCGTCCATCAACACACTTTACAATAAATGGTGCTGTAACTGGTCATATTGGTGGAAGCTGGGATGCAAGCAATCCGCTAATTGTAACTAATGCACAACAAATGGTTGATGATAATGGCAATCCTATAGCCATGAATCCTGTAGATACTTGGTGGACTACAAGCCCTGGAGAACAAGTAAAACTTACTACACCAAGTATTGTTCGACCATATACAGATAAAAATGCATTTATGAGTGCGCTAGTAGAAAGAGGATTAATTTCTCAAGGCGATCCAATACCACTTTTTGGTAATGATGTTAAAAATAGAGAAGTGCTCTTCTTTGCAAGAACTGATGCAAATTATACAGATGAAGAGAAAAAACTTATAGATAATGCATTAGGTTATGGCTATGATCAAATGATAAGTGAATTGAATAAAGTACACACACCAGAACAAGTACCTCAAATTATTTTTGATAGAATTCGTGATAAAGCATTAGAATTAGCAATGATACAGCAAGGGGTAAGTAAAGATCAGGCTGTTGCTACACGAATTGCATCTACTAATTTAAGTACTGATCCAATGGGTATTCAAGAAGTAGTAAGTTCATATGCTGGAGCAATTGGTGCTGAACAATATCTTCATGCAAGTAGCCCTGAACATTCTTTAGAAACTGGATATAGTTCAAGTAATTTAATAACAGTTTCTCAAGGAAATATAGATGCAATGAGGTGGCAGGCAAGAAGAGGATTTATACAACCAAGAGATTATAAGGAAGATGCATTACAAGCACAACAAGCTAGAATAGTTAAAGGTTCAATAAATCTCAACAAAGGTGGATTAATTCCTGGTGTTCAATATTTTGCTGCAAAAAATAAAAGAAGAGTAGTTGATAGTAATCCATTACCAGAATCTGCTAGAAAAGAACATCGTCAACAT